GATTATTGGCAACCACGTAGCACTTGTAGATCGGGGCCGTTGTGGACCTCGCTGCGCAATCGGAGATAAAGAGATGGTAGTTCGCGCCGTTACGACCAATAAACTGCGCCGTAAGCTGGCGCGTTCGACCGCAATGGATAAGCTCATGCTTGCCATTTCGACCAAGGATGAAGAGGCCAGCAAAATGGCCTTGGCCGAGGTGCTTTCCGGTGATGCTGCGGAGCCCGATGATGACGACACCCCCGGTGGCGTCCATATTCATATGGCCGGCCCTGGCACCGACGATGGCATTTCGCCTGATATGTCGGAGGTCATGGATGCGATCGGCGAGATGGCAGCGCGCATGGATGATATGCAGGAATGCACCGGCGACCGCGCGATGGATTCCCGCATGAAGGATTCCCGCATGAAGGATGCCTATTCCAAGACCATGGACCGTCTGAAGGCCGACCGCAAAGCCAAAGATGAGGAGAAGGAAAAGGCAGAACGCGAAGCTGCCGACAAGCGCATGCGTGATGCGGCCGAGGGCAAGAACCCGGAAGACGATGACGATAATGGGTCGACCAAAGATCGCATGACCGTCAAGGATTCCAGCTCGCTTGCGGGCGCTTACCAGGAAATGATTAGTCGGGCGGAAATCCTTTCCCCCGGCATCAAGTTCCATACCTTCGATGCGCGGGCGAACTTCAAGCTTACGCAAGACGCAATGTGCGCAATGAAGCGCCGGGCGCTGAGCAATGCGCTGCAGAACGACCAGATCAGCGGCGTCATCCTACCCCTGACCGGCGCCAACCCTGACATCAAGGCCATGAGCTGCGATAAGCTGGCCGATATGTTCGCCGGCGCCTCCGAGCTGGTCCGTCAGCACAATGCGCTGGACAAGAACCGCGGTGGCGCTGTCCCTGGGGTCACCCAGGTGGGGGCCATGACCTTTGGGCAACAGAAGACCCCATCCATCGCGGAGATCAATGCCCGCAACGCCAAGGCCTGGAATTAACCCCGTCGGAAAGCCTGACAATACATAAGGAGCTTCTTCAATGACTGCATTTACTTTCCGGATGCCGGCGGGAATTCCCGGCGATGTTAACCGTGGTGAAGTATCGACCATCGAACCCCAGGTCATCACGCCGGCCGGCAATGCCAATGCGCCGGTAGCATTTGGCGTGGGCGTTCTGCCCGACGCGACGACCGGCCAGATCCGTCTGCCGACCACCGGCGACACCGCAATCTACGGCTTCCTGGTTCGCCCCTATCCGATCCAGGATTCGCTGCAGGCCCCGGTGCTGGGCGTCTCGACCGCGGAAGCGCAGGGTGCTTGCGATGTTCTACGGCGCGGCTACATGACTGTCTTGCTGCAGAACACCACCGCAGCAGTCAAGGGTGCACCGGCCTACGTTCGCATCTCGGGCTTTACCGGGTTGCTTCTTCAAGGCGGCGTCGAAGCTGCGGCGGGCGGCGGACTGATTGCCGCCAATGCTGTCTTCACCGGGCCGGCCGATGCCAACGGCATTACGGAAATCGCTTTCAACATCTAATAACCGGGCTGGCTGCTCATCTTAAGGAGATTATGACAATGACCAAATTGATTGCGGCGGATGGTACCGCCCTAAGCCCGGTACGCCACCGGCGACTGCTGACCGACTCGCAAAGTGTCGGTATGACCTACGACAAACTGACCATCGACGGCACCGGCGCCTTCCTCGTTGGGGAGCTGGAACGGTTGGACCAAAAGCTTCACGATCCGCTGGTTGCGGTGACCTGGGGTCGCGACATCAATCTCCGCGAAGATGTGGGCATTGAAGATGAGCAGTCCAGCTTTACCAACTCCAGCTTTGCTTCCGCCGGCGGTATCATCCCGGGCGGCAAGTCCTGGATCAGCAAGGATGCAAATGCGATCTCCGGCGTGGCGCTGGATATCGGCAAGACCATCCACCCTCTGTACCTTTGGGGCTTGGAGATCAAATACACCATCCCCGAATTGGTTTCCAGCCAGAAGCTTGGCCGTCCGGTCGACGCGCAGAAATTCGATGCGCTGCGGCTCAAGCATCAGATGGATACCGATGAGCAGGTCTACATTGGCGACACCACTTTCAATCAGCCAGGTCTGCTGAATTATACCGGTGTCGGTACCATCACCAACGCCCCGAATGGGGGAGCGGGCTCACCGCTCTGGACCACCAAGACCCCCGATGAAATTCTGGCCGACGTCAATCAGCTTTTGACCTCGGTCTGGACCGCATCGGGCTGGGCGGTCATGCCGCGCAAGCTACTGCTTCCGCCCACCAACTTTGGTTATTTGGTTTCGACCAAAGTTTCCACGGCCGGCGAACGTTCCATCCTCGCATTTCTTAAGGAGAATTCGCTTTCCATGACTGCCAATGGCGTCCCGCTGGATATCCAGCCGGTTAAATGGGCCATCGGGCGCGGTGTTGGCGGGACCAATCGCATGTGCGCCTATACCCAGGATATCGATCGGGTCCGTTTCCCAATGGTGCCCTTGCAGCGTACTCCGCTTGAGTATCGCTCCATCTACCAGCTTTGCACCTATTTTGGCCGGCTCGGGGTGATGGAGTTCGTCTATCCGGAAACCGTTGGCTATATGGATGGAATCTGAGCTAGTCGGAATGCAGTAAACTATAAGGAGCGCACAAAATGGCTGAAGAGCAAATGGTCAAGGTGAAAATCATAAAGAAATTCACCTTGACCCATGATAACGGGACCACCGAGCAGATCGAACCCGGCACCTATGAATGGCCGGCCCGTGTTGCGGAGCATTGGTATGTCAAAGCGCATAGCGACGCACCGCCAAAGACAGCTCTTGTCCCCGGCACGGTGGAGCATGCGCGGGCCATGAAGATGCTGGTCGAATCCCGCCGCAGCGCTTTGGCCGAAGCGGAAGCGCTTTATGAGGAGGCCGAGGCCCAAGTAAAGGCTAAAGCCAATGAGGAGCGCAATCGCAAGCCAGGCCCGTTAGCGCCTCCGGACCTGACCGCGGATCGTGAAAGCGCCGACCCCAAGGATAACGCGGAACAAGGCAATGTGACTGGTGGACCGGAAGGGGCCTCCAATGGACAGGAAGGCTTTGGTGATGGGGCCAACGATCCCGCTGGTGAGCAGGGCAAAACAAAGATTGCGCGGCGCCCGGTCACCAAGGATTAAGCCATGAGCGAGTCCGTAACGACGACTCCCTTTGTCACCAATGAGCAATTTTTGCAGCAATTTCCGGCCTTCTCTCAGGACCCGGAAAAGTATCCGCAGGAAAGCGTCTCGGCCTATTTGCTGCTTGCGACCAATTCGCTTAGTGCGAATCGCTGGCAGCAAATGCTGGCTATAGGAATCTGTCTTTACGCAGCTCATTTTTTGACCTTGGATGCACAGGATACGCAGGATGCGGATGCCGGTGGCATCATGGGTCAACGCGGCGGACAGGTTGCCAGCAAGGGCGTGGGTGGTGGGAACATTGCTTATGACACTAGCGGGGCTATCGAGGCAGGCGGCGGCCATTGGAATCTGACGACCTTTGGCAAGCGCTATCTGCGCTTTGCTAAGATGGCCGGCATGGGACCTGTGCAGGTCAGCGGCGGTTGCTGGCCGGGGCAGCCATTCGGGGTATTGACGGGTCAGATCGGTGGGCAATGAAAATTGGTCTTACCACCTTAGCTGATAACAGCGCGGACATCTTGGAAGCGCTGGACTATTTGCGCAATACCCAGGTTATGGTCGGTATACCTGGCGATGATGCTGGTCGTTCGGATGGTCCCGCAAGCAATGCGGTAATAGGCTATGTTCTGGAAAACGGGGAGCCTTCCCATAATCTCCCTCCCCGACCTTTTTTGGTTCCTGGCGTTGACCGTTTGAAGGATCAAATAACCGCAAGCTTAGGCAAGGCAGGGGAGACCGCTCTAGGGGGGGATAAGGGGGAAGTGCGATCAATCCTCACCCGCTTGGGATTACGCGCTGTAAACAGCGTCAGGGAGGTCATAAATGAGCAGAATTTCGCCCCCCTTGCCCCCAGCACCCTGGCAGCACGTTTTGCCAAGCTATCCGATAAGACCCAAAGGTCTTTGCTGCATGACCAGATAACCCCGGCTGAGCGGGCAGCAGGCATCGGAGTCGTCCAGCGCATCCAGGGGGCAATCACTATTTTGGTGGATACTGGATCAATGCGCAACGCGATCACCTTTGTGCTGCGCTATAAGGGAAAAGATATTGGCTAATCTTGACATCACCGAGCTGCTTAGTGATCCCGACCTTTGCGATTGCTTTCAATATGTTCGACGCTTGGAGCAGGTCGATACCAAAGGCCGCGCACAGAATAATCGAGTGATTAAGAAAGCCTATGGCTCGGTGCAGCCGGCCAGCGGACAGACCTTGAAGCTATTTCCCAATCTGACCAATGTTTCCGGGTCGATTGAGATATGGACCAAAGCCCCATTGCAGATCGCAACTACCACCCTGCAAGCAGACCTCATCCTTTGGAAAAATTCCACCTATATAGTAGCAGAACGTCTTGATGATTGGCAGCATTTTGGCGCGGGTTTCTGCCATGCTGTTTGCGTTCTGCAAAGCCTGGAATCTCAGGGAACCGATGGAGTAAATGGAAATGCCGGGCAATAACAGTGCGACCGGGGGGTATCTTGCCCCTATCTCAGCTCCGGTCGCTTATGATAATGCCTTAGAAGACATCTTCCATGACGCCCTCGCGGGGGTCAGCGGAATGGCTCCTCAATATATTCGTCCGGCCTGGCAGCCCAAAGCACCAAACCAACTAGCGGCCGGCATTGATTGGTGCGCCTTTGCCATCCAGACCTTTCCTTCGGAAGATTTTCCGCAGCAAACTTTCAATGCTTTGCAGGGCCAGGGATTGACTGTTACCCGACATGAATACATCAAACTTCTAGTCTCGACTTACGGTCCAAACGCGAGCGCGAACAGTAGCTTGATAGGGACCGCTTTTTATGTCGCGCAAAACAGGGAAGCTTTGGGGGCGCTGGATATCTCCTTCATCGATGCCAAGGAGCCGATCCTGGTTCCGGACTTAATCAACGCGCAATGGATCAAGCGCGTTGACCTTCCGATGTTATTTCGGCGCCCGCTGACCCGGGTCTATAATGTCGAAGACATCGTAAGCATCCAAGCCCCTGGAACTACCAGTGCGGTAAACCCCAACATTACTTTTAGTTCTTAGGAGATCGCAGGATGAGCGGCAGCATCACGACCTATCAAACAGGCCTATCGGTCAGCGATGTAATCGCGCTAACCGTATCCCTTACCCCATCTGGGACGCAACCGCGCAATTTCGGCGCAGCGCTCTTCATCGGGGGCAGCGGGGTTATTGACGTCAGCCAACGCCTGCGAAGCTATAATAGCATAGTTGCGGTCGGACTGGACTTTGCATCCACGGCCCCTGAATACCTTGCTCTGCAAAGTTTCTTCAGTCAGAGCCCGACCCCGGCGTTTGCCTATATCGGCGCATGGGCCAAGACCGCACAACCGGGCTGGTTGCATGGCGCTATCCTGACGCCAGCGCAGCAGCTCCTCTCTCTTTTCACCGCGATCACCACGGGATCGACCCAGCTTACCATCGGTGGAACGGTCAAGACATTATCCAACGTGAACTTCAGCGGTGCGACCAGCTTGAATGCTGTTGCAGGCATTCTCTCCACCGCTTTGTCAGCAGTTGCGACCGCGGTATGGAATGCGAATTACAGCCGGTTTGATATCACGACCACTGCCACCGGCTCCGCTGCAACCATCACTTTTGCCAGCCCCACCGGCTCCGGCGTCGATATTACATCGCTGCTGGGCCTGGCCTCGACCCAAAGCGGGAGCATCGTCCAGGGCCAAGCGCTGGAAACCCCGTTGGTTGCGTTGCAGGCTTTGACTGCGATATCCAATGATTGGTATATGGCGTCCTTTGCGGATACCAGCATAACCGATGCTCAGCATGAGGCCAATGCAGCATACATCGAAGCTGCAACCCCGACGCGCATCTATGGCATCACGACGCAGAACACCGCGGCCATCAATGCCTCCATCACCAATGATTTGGGGACTTTCTTAACCCAATCAGGCTATACCAGGACCTTTGGTCAGTACTCCTCAACCAACCCCTACGCGATTGCCTCGTTCATGGGACGGGTATCTTCCATCAACTTCCTGGGCAGCAAGACTACCCTGACCATGAAGTTCCAGTCCGAGCCTGGTACCATTCCGGAATTGCTGACCGAGGCGCAAGCAAGCGCTGCTGCTGGTAAAAACTGGAATGTTTTTGTAACCTACCAAAATGGCGCCTCCATTCTTCAGCAGGGTACCATGTTTAGTGGGACTTTCTTCGACGTTCGGCATGGTTGCGACTGGTTGCAAAATCAGGCGCAAACCGACCTATTTAATGCGCTGGATACGGCCA